TCAAACTCGAACCCGTTAATAGTAAATGGCGTGACGCTGCCTGTTAATGTTATGCCCAAATACTTGCCAAACATCTTAGCGTCTTTTTTGTACAAATAGTAACCAGCGCCAGAGCTAGTTAATCCAGCCCAACCAATAATAGCGCTGGCATTGTTGCTCCATTGAATGATTGCGCCAACATTGTTCAACCAAACAACTGAGTTAGAAAAATCAATGGCTGGCGATTGCTGACTTTCAGAATCAACGTAAGCCAAAAACACAATGGGAGAATTACCCAATGTTGCTTCAATACCAATCTTTAACGCTTGCTTGTCACGAATGGGATCACCCATTGGCAACAAAGCAGTTTCCAATATCATATCTACAGCATTAGTTGCATTCTCATAGAACTGGAATAAGTTTTTACCAGCAGTGCCATACAGGTTTAAAAAACCATCCTTAAACGCTGGCACCACATAGTAGCAATTGGTTAATTGATTAGTAAAGAACCACTTACGTTCAAAAAATGCCGCCTGTAGCCAACGCTCCGTGCCATCATCATTAAACTTAAAGTTAAATACGGCGCATAGAATGTTGTTAATTAGACACTGACCGCCAGTAATTTCTTCGGCAAAGTTAATAAATGGAAATATTCCATCTAGCGGATCGCTGATCTTGGTTGTAGTGGCACCCACCAACGCATACACGCCGTATTCGTTCATAAACAACACTGAACGGAAGTACGGAAAAATGGCATGGTTTAAAGCCGAACCTACCGAAGCAGATACGTTGGTGTTGGTAAACAGCGTGGTGCCAAGGGTTGAATCCACCCGCACATCAGAGAAGACGTTGATACTGTCTTCGCCAAACACATACAAGAAGTTGTTGGCAGAAAGAATGCGGGTAATTGATGTTCGCAGTGTTGAATCACTTAACGTAATAAAACCAGCCGTTAAGTTTACAAAATCGTTATAGGTGTCAGTGGCACTGTAGTACACCGTTCGATCTTGGGCAATCCAAGTGCGGCCTGAGAAAGTCGCAATATCTGAACCGCTTTGATTCAAAATCGTGCAAGTTACATTGGCATTGGCACCAGCGCCAGAGATAGTAACGGTGGGCGCAGAGGTGTAACCTGTGCCAGCTTCAGTCACAATGACTTCAGAGATGGCATTGGCAACCACCACCACTGTACCAGTTGCCTGAACGCCATTGGCTTCATTTGGTGCGCCAAAAGTTACCGTAGTGTTAGACGTTAAATAGCCGCTACCTTTGTTGTTAATGGTGACGGAATTGATACTGCCAATGGAGTTTAGGCTTGTGCCATTCCAAGTCTTGTAACCCTTGACAGGATCAATGATCAGCGCACGTTCATTACGCCACTGCGTCACCATGACGTTAGCATTTGAGAACGTATTGGCTGGCGCTATGTTGCCTTGAGCGCCTGTCGTAATATTGACGTATTGCGCAGAACCATCATTTTGAAACGCCAGTACATACTCGTTGTTGCTGATGTTGACTGATCCCAAGAACGATACGTTGGCAGTAAACGCAACATTCGCAAGCTGCTGGTTGCCGGGAATCGTTTTTAGATTACCGAAGCCAATGGGCTGGATGTTTTCCAACCAGCTAAACTCGCCATCACCAATCACCGTGCGGTTGTTCTTGGTGTTAAGACCTTTGAAGTCTTTGACTACGGCGTAATTTTTTTTCTGCTCTGCCGCAGCCATATCAATACCCCGCTGTGTAAGGTGTCGGCAGCCTGCGAGTAAAGGTGGTGTTCAGAGCTTCCATAACGTGCTTGGTGTACTCTTGCTTGAAGATTTCAGCCTCGCCGTAGGATTGCTCTTGGTATTTTGCTATGTAAGCGGCGTAGAACGGCACCGCTTCAGTAAATGGCGTAGGTAAAGTTTCAACTTCAGCGCCCGTCACCATTGGATCAACCAAGACAACGGTATCAATTTCCATTTGGTACGCCTGATCAGGCTTGGGGCCAATAAAAATCTTCTTAGGCCCATACATAGAAAACCCTACCGGACGCCCAGTGTAGTTTTGCCAATAGCGCAACTGGGCATTGAAGTCAGTCCAAGGCAAGTAGTACAACGGAATGCGTGAATTTCCCCAGTAGAGGATTACATTCAGCACATCAACGGTATTGTTGCCTTCCGGTAAGTCAGCAAAGTTGATGGTTTCGACGTTATACGGTACGGTGTGATTCTGCAAAACGCGATTGCACCCTGAGTCTCGGACTAGGGTGTTACGCCCATCGTTTATGTAATCCGTTAGCTCTGCATCTGTCCAGAAGTTCGCATTAACGTCATGCAATAAACGCCGGGTCTGCGTAATGTAACCAGCAAGCGTATCTGCCATTTTTAACCATCAAGGTTTGCAACTTTCGCCGCACCCTTTGCCTTGGGCATTGGGGCGGCTACTCGTTCCACCACTGGGGCTGACAAGTGGACGGGCTTTACAGACTCTTTCGAAAAAGAAAACAAGGCCAGTTTTTCCATTGCTTCGTCAAACTGGTTGCTCATTTTCATCCAACCAAGTCTTACAAGATACGGCTCTTTATTGTCATCGCCATAACCAAAGATATGTTTTGCTGCAACTTCAGGAATCTCCACCACTTTTCTTGGCTCAAAATGGTACACCGTACCATCCAGACCGTCAGAAAATGGCTCAGAACCGTTGTTGCAAACAAAGATCGTGGTCATAGCGAGACAATATCTCCATACAGGGCAACATCGCAAGTAACTGCGGCGTTGACCGAACAATTAACGTAAAGCACTCGGGCAGTTTGAACGTCAGTGTTTGCAGCAGAAGCCAATGTCAAGTCATCAAACTTAGTCGTGCCAGTTGCGGCACTCAATGCTTGATCGGCTGCAATGGCAGTGCCTCCACCGCTTACGGCGGTGAAGACACCCACATTGGCACCACTTGCATTACCACTGAAGTTAGACAGAACTATCCGACGCACAATGTATTTAGTTGCCGCTTGCGCAACCAAAGTCGTGACATCACCAGTAGCAGCTAGGCTTACGCCTGTTTGCTCTGCTAAACGGTAATTGCCAAACGAATCTGGATACGACCGGCCTACTGCATTTGCGTCCATAGCTCCCCCTTATGCGTAGGTTTCGCCAGCAGCTTGACCGCCATTGATGTCCAACAGGGTCACAGTCGCATTGCCAGAAGAATTCTTGGCATAGATGTTGACACCATCGGAGATCACAACACCACCAGTATTGGATGCCATAACGGTAGCATTAGAACTGCCGTTATAGGCCAACACGGTGACGTTAGCGGACGGGAACATGACATAGATACCTGCTGGAATAACAGTACCATTGCCAGTTGCCACTGCGGTAAGAGTAACAGTCTGGAAGTAAGCGCCCGGGGTGTTGCTCTGAGCGCCAGCCAGAATGATTTTATTAGGTGCAAGAGACATGATTTCCTCCTTACAGGCTCAAAGAGTTGTAGCCCGTAATCTTCGTCATGGCTTTCGGCTTGGTGTTTACCAATTCTGCAATCATCAGAACTGCACCAACGTAGCCAATCTGGAAGTTCGGAAGTGTGGACTCGAAGCCAGTGAAGGCGAACGATGCCTGCTCATGAATGTAGAGCGAGAGATAGTTCGTGTTCAGCAGATACAGAGTACCTTCCGGGCAATACGGGTCTGGATAGATTGGCACACCAGCAACCATCAGGGCGCGGAAAGCAGCCTGTGGGCCATTGGCATCACCATCAAAGCCGGAGCCGGGAGTGATCATGTAGTTTTCTTGGCCTACATAATCCTGTGCCAGCAACGTCCAAGTACCGAAGCCGCAAACGCCAAAGGTCGGAACCTCTGCGCCATTCTTAACGGTGCCGGAAATGTATTGCAGTACGTTTTGACGGGTCGGGTTGACCGAGCCAGCAGCGTATTGCTTCGACTTCCACCATGTGTCCGTAGTACGGTTGATGTTACCGTAGGTTGCGGTGCCAGTACCATCATCCACTGCCGCAGGCAGACCGATGAATTGCTGGTTGTTTGTGGTGTTGTTGTACAGCGCGGTTGCCATCGAATCCATCATCACGTTGGTCGCGTCGTTCATACGCGCTTCGATCAGAGGAATGATTGCGTAGTCTTGCTGTACGGCACCTTCCATACCGAGGAACGGTACAGGAGAAACCAGTAGTTTCAGGTTAATTTCAGCTTGGTAAGCACCTTGCTGAACGGAAGGCTGCGCGAACGAACCTGAATAGTCCGACCACTGAGCATTCACGAATTGGGAACCCTGAACTGGAACCGATACAGACGACACACCGCCGGAGGCAGTCTGCGAGTTTGCAATCAGTGCCGCCATCAGGGGCGTTGAGTTGTAGATTTGCACGACCAACTTCGGGATAAATGCCCGACGAGTGACGTAGGTCAACTCGTTGTACTGATTAGTACCCGAAGCCGGAAGAATGCCGCCACCAATAGGCATAATTTACCTCCGAAGTTTAAAAAATAGCCCCTTACAAACCGATTGGCTTTGGATTCTTGCGTAATTCAGCCAAAGCCGCCGCTGCATTTTCACGCGCAGCAGCTACCGGATTCTTCATATAGCCCTTCACATCCATACGAGACATGACTGGCTGTGGATAACCGGGCGTCGGTACTGCCGATTGCTTCATGTGACGCCAGTAATCAGCGGCGGTTTCATGATTGGCAATACCTTTGTCGGTCATCAATCTCTCAATTTCAAGAATGTCATCATCAGACTGAGCGTAACCACTCTCTTTTAGCTTGTTACGGCGACGATTCAATTCATCGCGCACCTCACGCGCACGCAACTGCTTTTCAAGGTCAGCCACACGCTGCTCAGAAACCGAAACACGCTGGTTGACAACATCCTCCATCTCCAATTCAGGCACAGGCAGGTCAGGGTTGACCTCTTTTGCCAGTCTTAGAAAGGATTTGCGTGTTTTTGGGTCTTCCGACAAGCGTTTTGAAAGCGCAGCAAGCTCTTCAATTGCTTCTGGAGAGTAATTTTCTAGACTCATGATTAGCCCCTTGAGTTAATTAGTAAACTTTCTTGGTGTCGCCCGGCTTGCTCATAGTCATGGCGTTGCGCTTGCCGGTTTTCGAGGCATTTGACAGGCCACCCATTTCTGCAAAACGAGGCGTGTTATAAATTTGACCATTCATCTGCGAGTTGTCAGTCGGGCGGCGAACGGTCATTGCACCCTTTGGCTTAAAAAGTTCCATGATTGCTCCTTAAATTGGAAGTGGTGGTGCGGTAGTTCCCGCGATAGGCGCTGACATTGCTTCTCTCTGCCCCGGCGTAGCGCCACCCGCTTGTGGTAGAGACTGAATCATCTGGATGATTTCAGAAGGCATCAAGCGACGCGAATCAGACTCGCGCTCACCAAAGCGGCGAGTAATCTCAGCAATCACTTTTTCAATGGTTTTGGATTCTTCCGAACCCATAGCAAAGGCGGCTAGTGCTTGTTGCATCATGTCTAGCGCCATCATAATGTTTAATCGCGCAGCTTCTTCTTCCCCGCGCTTTGGCTCTGGCGTACTCAAAGGACTTGCCATCGGCGCAGTCGTTTCTTCCTGCTCAAACGCAGGCGGGGTGGCGGGTTCGCCTCCCATTCCTTGATCAGCCTTCATCAAGTCCATCATGTCCTGTGTTTTCACAGCCATTTGGCACTCCTATGTTGCGCGAACGATAGATATAAATTAACTATCGCGTCAACTAAAAAAAGGGGCAAAATGTTGCCCATTGCTATTTTACTATCGTCCGGTGTTTCTGGTGCCACTATTTCTAGTAGCGCCTTTGAAAGCGTTACGGTTAAAGCTCATCGACGGTGGTTGTCTTGTCGATTGAATATCACGTTGGGTCATGCGGGGTTGATCCCCGTTTTTGACCATAGACTGTGAGTTCATTGCGCCTGATCTTTGATCCATTACACGGCCCTCAGTTGCGGTTGTTCGGGTTGCTCTGGTGCGCCACCTTGCGGTGTAGCAGGAGGAGGCTGCATCATTTGCTGCATTGCTGCGGCAGCTTCCATTGCTTTGACTTCTTCCACCAGTCGATCCTTCATTGGCGGCTCGACCATCTCCAGCAAGCTGGCCTTACCGATAGCGCCGGCATTAAACAGGCTGAACGCCAAGTCTCTGGCGTCTTCCATAAAGATTGGGCTATTGGAATGCGCATCTACTTTGACAACAAAGTCTTCCGTAAACTGGGCAGCAATAAACTCATTGCCATCCTCATCACGGTAGCGCGTATCGTCATAGACCATCATCATCTTCAGATACAGCGTTGCAATTTTCTCAAGACTGTCTTCAATGGTCAATGCACGTTTCTTGGCGCGGGAAGAACCTAGTCGCGCAAGTTGGCTGGCATGGCCTTGGCTACGAACGCCCGTTTCGCCACGACCTGACAACACGCTGGTAATACCAGAGGCTTCGGCAAACATAGCGTCAATCTCGCTAAGTTCGCGGAACAAGTCGTTCGGGATGTTTGGCGTGAACTCTTCTACTTTGGCGTTAGGCATATCAGACGCCACCATGCCGTTGGCACGATTAAGCGCAAACATCTTTTCATCCAAGATACCTTGGAAACCGATAAACGCTTTGGGTGGGTTGACCTGCTTGTCCAGCAATTCGAGTATCTGTCCGGTTCGTTTATTACGCATCTCTTGCAAGAACACAAGACGCTGCGCTTCAGACTGACCATAGTAGTAATCATATTGAGGCGATGGGCAGATTTGAACAAACGGCTGCTCACCTTGTAAGAAAAGACTCTTGGATGTACGGTCATAGATTACGATGTCTGGATCAGCAATCGTGACGCAGACGTAATCATCGAACTTATCGTCGTATATCCAAAGCTCCCGCATCTTGACGGTAGGCTCTGCAATCTGTGGCGTGTACGTCATGTTGCCAGCCAGATTCATCTGCACGTTACCGTAGATTGTTGGATCAACCGCAGAAGTAACTAGGCGCTCAACACCTTCAGGGTACTTCTTGGTTTGTTGTTCAGCTAATGCAATGCGACTTATAATTTCATCACGCTTTTCGTGCGAGTACAGGCGCGAGTAGAGTTCTGATTTGGTCATGTAGAACTCTTGCACCATTGCCTCTTGGCGGTCTGTGTACGGTGTGTCTTCGCGCAGCACACCAAACACGCCGGGTTCCACCATGTACGGGTGAATACCATTGCGCCAGATTAGTTTGACAAAGGTGGAGTTGTAGCAAAACGCCCAGTTCAATGCCTGACCAAACACTTGGTCTGCATTGCTTGCCATCCAGTAGTCATGCAATGCTTTGGTCAGTGCGGGTATTTTCTTTTTAAACACTTCAGGCACAGACGCGCCCATCTTGATAGAAAAGCGCGTCGTGTCTGCCGAGTACATAAAGGCAGACAGTTGATCAATGTGCGGATAAATTTTATTGAAGTGCGCAGGCGGTGAGTTTTGATCAGCGCCAAAGAGGTAGTAGGAGCGTAGGGTGGAATATTGTGCTTGGCGCTCACCTTGAGACACCAGACACTTGTTCATGATGTCAATGTAGAACGCTTGGCGATCAATTGGGTTTTCAGGAATTCTCATTTGATCTGTAAATTCTCATGGTCGGCAATGTAAGACCCCACTTTCGGGCCACTCAAATTCGTACCCGCTTGCTTGACCGCCTGCATTCCTGACACTGACTCACCCGCAATCGAGTTAAGGTTGTAGCCACCCACTTCCGCAGGCGATCCCCAACGGGGTGCGAACGGATTATTAGGCGTGGCATGGCGCGGCGGTTGCGCCTCACCTTCTCTGGTCGATTTAATATCGCTCATCTTGAAGTCTAGCGCAAGTTGTTTTAGCGTTTTGTCATTATGTTTCGTTGCATCACTGGCAATTCCGACAGGTTGCAAGAACACTAATTGCACATCAGTGCAGCCGGAAGGACAAACTGCCTGCCGACTTTCAAAGTAACCATGCACCGGACACTTGTAATCATGTAATACACTCATGTTAGCCCCTCACTTCTTTAACAAATGTGGTTTTGTATAATCGTACTTGTTAATGGGTTTAACGGACAAGCCAATTTTTCCGTTATTTATCTCCAGCGTGTAGCCACGCTTTAGCGTTTTGCCAAAATCTTTTGGTGGGTGGTAGTCCAACTTGATTCTGCCAGCAATATCCATCCTCATTCCTGCCTCGCCGTTCTCCAAAGCCAGCAAAGCCTTGGAAATACGGCGCTGTGTAGTCTCAGAAACAGGCATTTTTAG